ATTATATACAATCACAAATTGAAGAACTCATTAAAAAACTAAATGAAAATATTGATGATAGTGCCAAAACATTTTTAATTGACAAATTTGAAAATATAAAATCGATAATAGATGATGTTAAACAACATAATGATGCCGAGGGTGCCGAGGGCGGTGCCGAGGGCGATACCGATGCCGTTGCCGGCCAGAGTTGGTGGAGATTTTTTGGATATTAATAATGTGTAATACTATGTTAATGTCTTTGTTTTTTAACAAATAAAATTGTAATACTATCAAATAAAAATACAAACGATAATTTTATATATAAAATAAAAATGTTATATATAAAAAATTTTAAAATACTGCATTATCAAGAGATTCTGGATCATTTGCATATAAAGCATCATATAATATACCTCCATTTTCTGGATTTTCATCATCATATGTCCATGTATCAGATGTATAGGCTTTTAAATTTGAACCACATTGTACAATAATGTCATCATCTTCATTTGATATAGGTTTTTTTATAGGATAAGTTTTTTTATAATCAATCATAGAGGTGTCATACACTTCTTTTATTGATTTATCTTGAATATTACATTGTTTTGAATCATTATTATTAAAATTATTATGTGCACTGGAATTTAAAGTATTCATAATATCACCAGATTGTCCTGTAATATTTTCTCTCGATTCATAAATAGGTTTGTCGTTATCATCAATATGATCTATCCAAGTATTTGGATACCATGTATTTGTAAATGTGCGATTAGATTGTTTTTCAAAATATTCTTTTTTATTTGCGTCATCATCATAATTTATAATGTTTGAATCAATTATGTTTTTATTATCATTAATGTTTTTATTATCAATTATGTTTTTATTATCATTTATGTTTATCAAATTACATTGTGAATCATTATTAGGAGAATTATTATTAGGCGATGTCATGGTACTTTGTATCCAATTAAATATAATGAACAAAATAAGACTTGTTAAAATAATATTAAATAGATTAATCATTTAAATAATAATAGAAAATAAATTATTATTTAAATTTTATAAAGAAAATGAAAATAAATTATTATTTAATTTTTATAAAGAAAATGAAAATAAATTATTATTTAAATTTTATAAAGAAAATGAAAATAAATTTTTATAAAGAAAATGAATCATCTTGTTCAAGAATTTCTTTAATTTTTTGTTTTCGTTTATGTATTTCGATGTATCTAAAATATAATAAAATACATATCAATATTATTATTAGTACTAACATATTTATATTTTTAAAGAAATTTAATATACATTTAAAAATTTTTATATATTTTAATTCAGGAACAATAGATTTTTCAATTTGTATATTAGATTGTTCTTGAAGATTACTTTCAAGGATAAGGTTTTTTTGTTTTCTTTTTTCGATTATTAATTTAGCAATTTTTTGTTCTATTAATCTTGGTTTTATATAACTCATTATAATAAAATAAGAAATTTTAATTAAATAATTTTTATTAAAAGTTTAATTAATATTTAATGTATTAATAATTTCTAATGATTCTGATTCAACAGGAATTATTATTAATTTTTTTTTACCATCTGATAACAAGTCTCTTATATTTATATTATTATGAACTACATTATTTTGATAAAATCTTTCTTTTTTACCATCGACAGGTGTTTCGTCCATACAAAATTTTATTGGCGGAAATCCAGCATTTTTAAAATAAGATTCTTTTTCCATATATATAATAATATAATTTAAATATAATATAACGAATATATATTTTTTGGTATATCATTAGATTCATCATAATCAATTTTTATAAATATAGTTTTATTTAAAACAGAGTTCTTTGTAAATGTTTTAATTGTTTCACTATTAACAGGTATTTCGCCTTGTAAAAAAATATATTTTATATTTGAAAAATTATCATATATCACAATTGGTAAATCAATTAAATGACTCAGTACAAATAACTCCATTTTACCAGATGTATTAAATGATGATTTTCTATATTTATTAAGATTAGATTCAAAAAAATTATCATTATCTTTAAAATATGTTTCTAAAAATTTTTTTATTATTGGTTCGCCCTTATTTAAATTATTTTGAACAAAATCAATTATATTTGCCTTGAACAAATAACTCAAATTTGTTTGTAATTCGTTTAGATAACCTAAATTTCTTGAATCAATATCATAAAATGGATTATTAATCCAATAATATGAATTTACATATGCACGTATGATTGAATCTTTATTTGGTATTATTTCTTGAAATAGTTGTTTTCCTAATTCAATAATTTTAGGATAGTCTTCTTGTATTAATTCATTATTCATTCTATTTATTATACGTTTTCCAATAACTGGTACTTTATCTTTTCCAAATAATTCCGACATTAATTTTTTAATATTAAAATTTGAAGAATTAATAATTTTTTGGTCTTTTCTATCAGTAAATTGATTAAAATCAACAATATCTGAAACATAATATGTATTTTCTTGAATGATTTCTTTAAATTTAATATTATCTTGAATCATTTCTTCAATAACTTTATTTACAAAATTAATTGCCATGCTCTCTAATAATTGAAATTTACACGAATTGTTTTTCCATTTACAGTGTATGTTATCATTACATTTAGTTTCATCATTATTTCCTTCACAATATTCTCTTACATTTGATACAAGATATTTTTTAAGATCAGGTAATTTATTAATTAAAAATCCCATTGTATCTTTTTTATCACCCCCTTTTTGTACTGCATTTAATTTATATTCTGATAATAATTTAGAATTAATAATTTCAAACAATATTTTTCGTAATTCATATTTTTTATCTTTTGTTAATATTTTTTGATTTCTAACAATATTTATTATAACCTCTTTAATATTATTATTATTATATAAATATAAACTTAATTCTAATCTATAAATATTATATGATTCATTCATATAATTATGTTCGAGAATGTCATTTAATCTTTCATTATCAACAACATCATCATTAACATGATTAATAATCTCTTGATCAATAGTTTCCTCTAATGGTTGAAATTTAATTGGAATACCTAATTTTTTAATAATTGATTCATCTACTTCTTCGTTAATTATTGGAAGTGTTAAATTATTATTCAAAAATAATGATATTATTCTTATTTTCTTATTATTCTGTTTATCATAAAATATATATTTGGGGATATAATCTAAATTTAAAATTTTATTAATTTTTTCTAATAATGTTATTGATGTTTTTAAATTTAACCATATATTTTTAGATTCTTTGAGATTTTTAAATTTATATTTATAATCAATTCCAGATGGAGTTACTGGTAAGCATAATCCATTTTCTAATTCAATATATTTACATTTATGACGGTCATCAATATATTGTTTTTTAATATTAATTTTTGATTTTTTTAGTAAATTACATATTTTTTTAGTAATGATTTTTTTATCCACTACAAGTTGATTTATTAATGTATTTTTACAACTTTTATAATGATAATTTTTTAATTCATCAATAATTCCCTTAATATCGCTATCATAATTATAAAATTTATATAATAATATTTTTTTATTTAATTTTTCATTTTTTTGCACCCTATAAATTGGAAAATAATGTTTTCCTTCTTTTATTAATATAATAATATCTCTATTTTCATCCATATTATTATAATTTTCATTATTTAAACAATCCAAATAATATATTTCTTTTGTAATTTCTTTTTCTAGTTTCTTTTTAATAATAAATGTTTTTTTATTTAATATATAATAAACAATTCCTTTTGGTGAAAGCACACCAGGTATTTCTGTTAATTCACCAATTATATCATATTCTAAATAATTAGAATTTTTAATATAATCTATATATTTTGATTTTTCTTTAAAAGTCTCACTTGTATCACCATTATTTAAATATGTAAAATATGTATCGTCTTTATCTTTTTCTAAAAAACTTGTCATTGATTCAATTAATTGATCAATTGTTTTATTATAAATATTTGCTAATGTTATTAAAAAATAATAATATTCGTGTTTAACAGTATATTTAAAAAAATATCCAGATTTTGATTCATATAAATAATGATTTCTAATTTTTTTATCATTATTCCATATTTTATTAAAAAAGATATCTAAATATTTTGGTAAATAAATAAAACGCCCTTCTTGAATTTTATTCGTGTCTTGTAATATATATAATTTATCCCCTAAATTTTGAGTAATGTTTTTACTAACAATTTCTTTTGATTTCTCACCCATACATTTTAAATAATAATTTTTCTTTACTTTATTTGCTGATAATAATTGATCTTTCTTAAAACAACAAGGCATACATAAATCTTGGGGGTTATTACCACGTGCTAAAAATCCAATATATATATGTTCTTTGTTTTGTAATGGATCACATGAAAAATAATTAAGAGTATCATTATCACCTGAAAGTTTAATTACTTTAATAATTGTTTTATGTTGTTTATTTTTGGTTTTAAATAAAACTTCCTTTTCATAATAACCAGTTTTTTTATTTATTTTATAACCATCTTTTATTAATTTATCAAGTTGGTCGCCTGGTGTAATATCTGGTCTTCTTTTCTTATCAGTACCAGAATTTTGACAAGATCTAGTCCACTGACTTTGTCCTTTATCAGGTTTAAATCCCAGTCTTGATTTATCTAAAGATGTAATAGATTTTACAGTTTTTTTATCTACATCATATTCGACTATTTCTGTAACTTTATTACGTCTTCGTGCTATTTTTGTTAAACTTTTTAATGTATCTTTCATATGTTGGTAATCTGGGTTTTTATATAAATAAATTTCAACATATAAATAAATTAATACTTTCATAAATTCAATAATTTCATCTAATTGTACTTTATCTCTGGCACCTGTAATTCTAATTTTATATTTTTCTCTATCACGACCTTGTATATCAATACCAATACCTGGAGGTTTAGATTTAGGCATTTGTTTTATTTTATTTACATTATTTTGTGTTTTTATTTTAATAATTTTTCTATATTTATCTCTTACAAAATCTAATTCTCTTGCAGCAATATCTAATGTTATATTATATTGTTTTGATATTTCGTCGATTAATTCTCTATCATTTAATTCATAATTTCTTAAAAAATATAATATTCTAAGATGCATTTTAGTACGATTATCATATTTACTAATTCTTTTATATCGTAAATATGTTCCATATTTAGAAGAATCATTTACAACATCTTGTTTTTTAGATTTACGTTTTTTGGGTTCAATAACTAACGAAATATATGGATAAAAAAATATTGCAAATTCTGACAAATCATTATGATTAATTTTAAATTTTTCTTGAATTGTGAATTTTTGAATTGTATTTATAAAAGCATATTTAAATTTTTCATCAACAGGTAAAATAATTTTTATTTTTTTATTTTCTGAATTAACCTTTTTTAATACGTCTCTAACATAGTTATAAGTATTATTTATATCATTAACAGTTATTTCATTTTCTTCTTTCCATGTATTTTTATATTCAATACGTCCTGATTCGTGTAAATTAATTGATATATATTTATTATCATTATTTAATTTTGTATTATATATTTTAATTTTAAAACTAATACCATATGGTGTATTTTCAAACCATTTTGTAAGATTATCTAAATTATCGGTTTTTTTAGATTTTGTAAAAAATTTATATCTTAATTGTGAATCAGCAGTTTGATATTGAATAAATGGATATGTTTCATTTACTATAAAATTATCAAAAATTCTATATAAATTAAATTTATGATCAGATATTGTCCCAGTTATATTTTTAGGATCTTGTATATTAACATGAATAATTGATTGAATAATATGATTTTCATTAAAAAGACTATTAAAATTTCCTAATTTACTTTTTGCTTTTTGAACTGTTTCTTCAATAATATTTTCTAATTTAATATCATTTTGTATTGATAAAAAAGAATTTTCAATATATTTAAGTTCTTTATTATTTTCACTATTTAATAATTGAATTATTTGTTCTAATCTTTCATATGACAACATTGGAAAATATATATTTGAATATACATCATATAAATTTCGTTTTTCATCAGGATTTGGTTTATAATTAATTCCCAAATCATTATAAATATCTAACATAAAAATTTCATTCATTGTCATATATGAATCATAAAATCTTAATATATTAGTTTCATCATCTTCTCGTTTAATTTTATACCCAAAACTATCTTTTAAATAAGACAAGTTTCCACGTAAATTTTCATAAATTTTAATATTATCATTTGGTTTTATATCAATTTTTAATAATTCATTTCTTCTAATCCATTTTTGACCAATCATAATTGAATCATTAATATTATTATAATTATATTCACACCAAAAATATTGAGTTTCTGGTAAAAGTTTAATTGATTTTCCAAATTTTTCTGAAAAAGGTAATGATATTGATATTTTTTGTCTTATATTTTTAATTGTATCATCTTTAAAAAGATATTGTTCTGTAATATAAACCTTATTAAAAATATCTTCTAATTTTGAATCATATGTAATATTATCTAAAATATTATCGTATTTTTTATTAATATTTTTTACAGGTTTTGACCAATTGTCGTTATTTAATGCATCATTTATTAATTTTGATGTTTCTGTTAATGTTTTATTACTTTCTATATTTGCAGATGTATATAATTTTGTTATTTCATTAATATCAAAATCCTCTTCAATAGTTTCATCTAACGACTCTTTAACCATACCTTCGTCTATTAATTCTTCTTCTCCACCATTAACACCATTATCACCTTCATCTAAATCTGGATCTTTATCAGCATCATCATCATCATCATCTTTATCTGTTTTTTTACCACCTAATAATATGGGAGATGTTTTTATAATATCTTGTTTATTATGAGACCTAAAATCCATTTCAATTTTACGTGGTTCATTTTTTATTTTATTTTGTAATAATAAATTATTATAATAACTCGACGAAAACGAATATGTCGTTTTCTTAATTGGAGGGTTAGTTATATGTTTTTCATACCAATCTTTACCATATTTATCTTGAATACTTTTCTTTTTTGTTTGACTATTATCAATTAAAGTACATTGATGTTTAATATGATAACTAATAAAAAAAAATTGATACCAATATGTACCGTATATTTTTTCTAATTCTTTATATTGTTTAGTTGATAATGTATTTAATGTCAAATAAAAATCTTTTTCAATAAATGAATTTAAAATTGTCATTATCTCTTTTGGAACCAGATAACCAACATATATGTATACTTGATATTGAGTTCTTTTATTATTATTTTTAAATTTATGAATAATTTTTATCGGATCTTTCATATTATAAACTAATAGAAATAAATTATATTTAAAAGTTATGTTAGGAAAGATTTATATATTTATTATAAAAAATTGAATATTTTATTAATTAATATATTTATTAATAATATCATAATGGATAAAACAATTCAACATGATAAAACAAATCAATATGATAAAACAATTCAATATGATGAAAAGAAAACTTTTGTACTAACAAAAGATAAGGAATCAGATTTAGAATCATTTATTCGAAATGAAATGTCAAAAAAAATACCTGCAAGACAACATTATTTTGATACTTTTAAAATTTAATTTATATACAACCAATATTTAATTATCATATTAATAATATAATAAATTACATAAAATATTGTTTAAAACCACCATACATTATGGATAAATAGAATATTATAGAACATATTATCCACCATGCAGTTGCTTTCAAAATCGATGGAGTAATACCATCACATTCATTAGATTGGTTTAAATAATAACTAATCATAAATGTACATAATATTAATAAACCCACCGAAAATGTTGTACTTAATAAAAATTTTGCAATATATGTATTATCTTTATTATTTGCTTTCATAAAATACAAGACTGGTATAATTGAAAATGGAAACGCCCACAATATCGAACCAGCTACAGGATTAAAAAAAGTTGCAACATAACTAACAGATGCAATAATAAAACCACCTAATATAAAATTTCTCATTATTTGTGAATAAATATCATTAGATGTAAAAACATTTATCATTATATAATTACAAAGGTTTTATTTTTTAAAATTTAAATAATAAATGCTTGGATGTTTTTATTTTTTAATTTAAATAATAAATGCTTGTATGTTTTGACTGCTTGTATGTTTTGACTGCTTGTATGTTTTGACTGCTTGTATGTTTTTATTTTAATAAAAATTGATTTATACTTTATTAATTTATAATAATAATATATTAATGGAACATTTATTAACAAATATAGATTTATTTTATGTTATCAATGAATATATTGATTTACGTTTTTTATGTGATACATGTGTATTATTCGCCCAATTAAAAAAACATATTAATTATAAATTAAATAAAAAATATTCATTACAATATTATGATGATGAATTATTTAGAAATAGAGTTTTAAATAATATATTCAATCCTAATAAACAATTAGAGTTAAATTTAAGTTGTTGTGATAAAATTACTGATGTTAGTGCGTTAGGAAACCTTCATACTTTAGATTTAAGTTGTTGTGATAATATTACTGATGTTAGTGCATTAGGAAACCTTCATAATTTAACATTAAGTGATTGTACAAAAATTACAGATGTTAGTGCATTAGGAAAAGTACATACTTTAGATTTAAGTTATTGTACAAAAATTACAGATGTTAGTGCATTAGGAAAAGTACATACTTTAGATTTAAGTTATTGTACTAAAATTATTGATATAAGTGCGTTAGGAAACGTACATGAATTAGATTTACATGGTTGTTATGAAATTACTGATATAAGTGGTTTAGGAAAACAGTTGCGTGTTTTAAATTTAAATAATTGTAATAAAATTACTGATATAAGTGGTTTAGGAAAACATCTGTGTACTTTAAGTTTAGGTAATTGTGATAAAATTACTGATATAAGTATATTAGGTACATTAGGAAAACTACATAGTTTAAAATTATGTGGTTGTATTAAAATTACAGATGTTAGTGTATTAGGTACATTAGGTACCCAGCTGCGTACTTTAGATTTAAGTAATTGTATTAAAATTACAGATGTTGGTGCATTAGGTAATGTGCATACTTTATGTTTAAGTTATTGTGATAAAATAAAAGATATAAGTGTGTTAGGTAATGTACATACTTTAAATTTAAATAATTGTAAAAACATTACAGATGTTAGTGCATTAGGTAATGTACATACTTTAAATTTAAATAATTGTAAAAACATTACAGATGTTAGTGCATTAGGTAATGTACATACTTTATATTTAAGTTGTTGTGATAAAATCACTGATACAAGTGCATTAGGTAATGTACATACTTTAGATTTAAGTTGTTGTGATAAAATCACTGATATAAGTGCATTAGGTAATGTACATACTTTAGATTTATGTGGTTGTAAAAACATTACGGGTGTGAGTGCATTAGGTAATGTACATACTTTAAATTTAAATAATTGTAAAAACATTACAAATATTAGTGCATTAGGTAATGTACATACTTTAGATTTAAGATGTTGTGATAAAATCACTGATATAAGTGCGTTAGGTAATGTACATACTTTATATTTAAGTTATTGTGATAAAATCACTGATACAAGTGCATTAGGTAATGTACATACTTTATATTTAAGTTATTGTGATAAAATCACTGATATAAGTGCGTTAGGTAATGTACATACTTTATATTTAAGTTATTGTAAAAACATTACGGATGTTAGTGCGTTAGGTAATGTACATACTTTAGATTTAAGATGTTGTAATAAAATCACTGATATAAGTGCGTTAGGTAATGTACATACTTTATATTTAAATAATTGTAAAAACATTACAGATGTTAGTGCATTAAAAAACGTCTGTGAATTAACTCTACCATAAAAAATGTTTATAATTTATTAATATATATTAACAAATGTTGAAATATATTACAAGTACAGCGAAAATGCCTACAACATTGAACCAAGTACATGATTAGTAAATGTAATAATATAACTTGTTGATACAATAATAAAACCACCAAGCATAAAATTTCTTATTATTTGCAAATAAATATCATTTGATGTAAAAATATTTATCATTATATAATTATAAAGATATAATTATATATTGATGGAAAATAAAATTAATCAAACATTTTTTTTTTATTTAAAAATAGTAATAATTTAACTAATTTACTATCAGTACCTTTTATTAATATGTTTTTATAAATTTTTATAAATAATGTTTTAATCAAACACCGACCAGTTGAATCAATATTATCATATTCTAGTTCTATTCTATTAAATTTTACTTCTGAAAAAAATTTATCTAATTCAGATATTACATTTTCAAAATTTGATTTATTTTTTAAATAAATTTTATATATATGTTTAGATAAACAGTCAATGAATGATTTGATTTGAGTATTAATGTATTCTGAATCAATTAACCATGTTAGTTTTTTTGTATTTAATTTATTTTCTCTATAAAATAAATTTATTTTATTAGATTTTGGTATATTTTTAATTAATAATCTATAAAACATTCGATGTGGTTCTATAAAATGAGTAATTAAAAATTGTTGTAAATTCATATCTGATTTTGAAAAGTTTTTAATAAATATAACTAATTCTGGTGATAAACATCCATAATATATTTTATCCATTGTATATAATCCATTTTTGTGTTTTGGAATCATAAAATCTATATTTTTAATTGCATGTTTAATAAAATCAATATCTAATCTATTTTTAAAAAAACAATTAGCTAACATAAATATATGATTTAAATTGGTTGGTGTTATTTTTACTTTAATTGTTGTCATTGGTAATTCTAAATTAATATTATCTTCATTCTCTAAAATTGCAAGTTCAAATAATGCTTGATCTTTTATTTTTATTGGATATTTTGCCTGATATAATATAAAAGTTTTTGCTCGTGGAACCATTTTATATTTCTCTGCTATTTTATCAAGTTTTGTTCTATATTCATCGGTAATTTTAGCACATTTTTTATTAATATTAGTATTAGTATTAGTATAACATGCAAAATCCCAATCTCTAATTAAATCAAGTTTAATAAAGTTTTTTAAATTTTTTAACCACATATCATTAGACCAATTCTTTTCTTTTCCATATAAATATATTTCTTTTAAAACAAGTAAACCTAATACTGTTCCTCCTTTTATATAAACACAAATATCATCAGCAATTAAATCTTTTATTAAATTACTAAATTGTGTAGTTTCTTTTTTTAAATTTGATTTTTTTAAATGTTTATTGATATATTGATTTTCACATGTTTCCATACATTTTTCTTTACTGTTATAATAACCCGTTTTATTTTCTTGACATATTTTATTAAAATAATTATTAGGTTCGCATTTATAATTACCACCTGTTTGATTTAAATTTTGATTTTGTTCAGATAATAATTTAGAATATTTAGTTTTATATTTTAAATATTTAGTTTTATAATCCATTATATAAGTTATCTATAAAATAAATATTAATGTCAAAATTATACTAATATTACATAAAATGTTCTTTGAAACCCCCATACATTATAAATAAATAAAATAAAATAGCAAATATTATCCACCATGCAGTTGATTTCAAAATAGAACGAGTAATACCATCAATATCAGTATCAGGACAATTTTTTATATAATAACTGAACAAAAATGTACATAATACTAATAATCCTATTGCAAAGGTTGTGCTTAATAAAAATTTTGATATATATATATTATTTTTATTATTTGCTTTCATAAAATACAAAACTGGTATTATTGAAAATGGAAACGCCCATAATATCGAACCAAGTACAGGACTTGTAAATGTTGCGACATAACTGACAGATGAAACAATTAAACCACCAATTATAAAACTCATCATCATTTGCGACGAGAGATCTTTTGATGTTAAAAAATTTATCATTATATAATTACAAAGATATAAATTTTTTAAATTAATATTTCATATATGGTTATGATGTTTTATATTTAATTATAAAATATATTTTTTTTATGATGTAATATATATTATATTATAAAAAATGGATTACCGTTATAAATATTTAAAATACCGCATTAAATACAAACAATTATTAAAAAAAACCACAAATATTAATGACATTATTTATCTTATTAGTATTAATATCACTAATGACACTGTTGAAGGGGGTGGAATGAAATATAAGGTAAAGAAAATCTATAAAGGAATATTTTTTATTTCACAAACAGGTATAATAGATTTTGAAATATATAAACCTATTGATAATAAAGAAAACAATACTAAATTTATAAAAGACTTTATAGAAAAAAATACTAAATTTAAAGAAAAAAAAATATTTGTTGATAATTTATTAACTGATATTATAAAAAGTGATGATGATGAAAAAATAATATATGATTTACCGAAAAATAATTTTAGTAAAAGTATGCATGATTATATGATTAAAAACAAACTTGATAAATTCTCTGTAAGTAATATTGATAGTATTGAAAAAATAAAAAAAAAATAGAAAAAATAAAAATTAAACAAAAAGTACCAGACTTTAAAAAAATATTTTCAAAATGAACATTCATGTAATTTAATAAATTTTACTACACACAAACATACAAAATGGCATTCCAATATCTTTATTTATAATTAATTAACTTTGGATCTGTATTTAATAATTGTTTTTTTGTGATTAATTCCATAATATAAAGTAATTATTTATATTAAAAAAATATTTTATCAATTTTTATCTTTATTTAATAAAATAAAGATAAATAATTAACTATTTTTAAACAATGATTTTATAATTATCTTCAATAGAAAAACAATCAACATTCGCATTTATTAAATAATCATCTCTAACAATATAAAGTAATTTTGTATTTGGATCCCAATCACTACGATAATTACCATGTGCATTTAAAGAACGCATATGTGGATTATGTTTATCATAATACATTACAGCTTGTTTCTTTGTTTCAAATTTTTTCCTCATATAACCAATATGTTTAATTTTACCACATTGTGCTAACCAACCATCATCACCATCTTTTTGTGTAATAAATTCTAAAACTTCAAGAACATAATATTTTTCCATTATCTATGATAAAATATATATCTTTAAAACTATTTATTAAATTAATTTTAAAAAAATATAGATTATATATATATGAGTAATGTCGGTAAATACAATGATAAATATTTAAAATATAAACTTAAATATTTAATGTTAAAAAATCAATTAGGTGGGGAGGAGAGTCCTGTTCCTAAAACGGTTCGTTCTATAATTGTTTCTCATAATAGTAGATTACAATGTTTATTATCAAGTTTTAAAGAAACACCTAAAAAATTACCAGGAAAATTTATGAATTGTGCTATTATTAAATTAACAATTGCTAAAGAAAAGTCTGAAATTGAAATGATTCATTCAGGAGAACTTGAAAGTGATGCTAAAACAGATGATGTAAATAAAACAGATGATGTAAAAAAAACAGATAATGTAAAAAAAACAGATAATAAAAAATATTTTAATATAGCACGGTTTAATGCTCATTTTGCAGGTAACTTGGTTATATCAAAAGAATTATTAGACAAGGTTGGAAAAAATACATTTATATTTTATTTAGTTAGACATGGAGATGGAATTCATAATGAAGCAAAAAGAAATCACACAAAACTAATAACTATGATAACATCTGGTTTAATAGACCCTATTCTTACAACAAGTGGAAAATACTCTGGATCTATGCAAGCTATTCGTGCAGGTGAAATATTAAAGAAAGATTTGAGTGATGCTATAATTGACTTTTTATTTTCATCGGATTTAATAAGAACTCGACAAACATTAGGTTTAATGTTAAAGGAAATGTCAGGTAAATATACTAGCGAAGAAATAGTTATTTTACCATGTTCTCACGAAATCAGTAATAAGAAAGGCGACTGTGATGGAAAACATAGTGTTTTTGGGGTAAAAACATCAATAATTGCAGATGAAAATAAAATGAACTGTTATATTGCCTCTCAAGATGACGTAAATAAAAGTTATAGCAGAAGATATGAAGATATAGACCACATAAATAAATATCAAAAGTCAAGTGGACGTAATCTAGATGACCCAAAAATTAAAAATGCACTAAAAGAAAATGAGTTAAAATATTTATGTTCATTAGCTATAATTAATGAAAAAAAATCAATCAAATTAAACTGGAATATGTATAATGATTTTTATAAACGTAAACTAAATATACCAGTTACACGTAAAAATATTAAAGAGAAACGTGATAATATAAGTAATGCTATTAAAATAGAATCAGAAAATCTATATCGTGCAAATACAGCTAATACAAGTAAAGATAAACCAGAAGATGTCAAAAAACCAATTCTTAAAACTCGTAAAACAGCATCATTTGATGAAACTCAAAAAAAATGTGAAAAAGCCAATATGATTGAACTTGCAATTAATTTCATAAACTCACCCCCTAAAAAATAAATAAAACATAATTATTTTCAACTACCAATTAGTATTAATGTGTTCTTTATGTTTTTGATACATTTTTCACAATGTAAATAATATAAAAATCTCGAACATTGTGATTTATGACACATTATCTAACACTAGGTAATAAATTAGCTAAATAATATTTAGTTTCTATTGTAAAAAAATAATAATAAATCTTGAGTTCAAATCCAACACGTTTTATTCATCATGATATAACCCAAGTTTTGTTTATAAGAAAAATTATCAACAACATTATTTAACACAGCTACATCATGTGTGTGTTCAGCCAAATAGGTTGTGTGATATTCCCTAGCGATTTTAGGTTCTCTTACTAGTTCCCACAACCATTTTATAAACTTGGTTTTAAATTTTAAACTATAATATAAATGTTTGAAATTAGTTAATGTAACTCTTATCTTTTTCTTAAGAATTAGTGTTTCTTCAGGTGAACACTCTTTCTTTACAAAAGTATGTTCTTTTTTAAGCTTATTGTGTTTATATTCAAGCTTAATATGTTCTTTTTCAAGCTTAATGTGTTTTCTTTCAAGCTTAATTGAATCTAATTTAATTTTCAATAATGTTTTTTTAAAAAAATCTTCTTCGTTAATATTAATGTATTCTTTTTCAAGCTTGTTGTGTCTTCTTTCAAGTCTAATTGAATCCATATTATTTTTCAATAATTTTTTTTCATAAAATCGTTCATTTTCTAATTTTTCTTTAATTTCTTTTTCTAAGTTCTCATTAATTTCTTTTTGAAACAATAATTTTTTTTCATTAAATTTATTAATTGAATCTTTAATTGCACGATTTGGTACTATTCTAGTTTTATCAATTGGTTGTAGATTCATTGATGACCCAAATTTTCTTAATTGAAGGAGTGCATTTTTCACGTATGTAAAACCGTCTTTATATATAACAGGATTTGTCATAATATCAAGAGTTATCGGACATATAAATTCATTTGGTATAGCATAATTATCAGACATATTATCATTTAATGTTATTATAAATATAATATATATATTTTCCAATTTTTAATAAATCATAAAAAACTAATTTAATTAACTCTTGTAGGTTAAGAATTAAATAAATATTTGGATAATTATATTTTTTATTTTTATTAATAGTATTTGTGGTAGTTTTAATAATAACTATAAAAAAAATAAATCACAAGTTAATCATCAATTAATACACACGGATAATGTTATTCCAGTCATCAGAACTAATATTTAATTATCAAATTGATTCTAAATCTTGAGTAAAGTCAATGATATTTTTAGCTAATAACATAAATGGTTCAAAGTCATCATACGAACATTGTCTTGATAATCGTTTGATGTGATGAGCATCACTTTGTTCAGAATGTACACACCACTCTACATATTGTTTATGAGATTCAAGAATATTTATTTCTTTAGAATCGTGTCCATTATGACCTATAAGATTAAAACAGTATACATTAATATTTGATGTAATAGAATTAATAGTAGACGCAATCGAATTCATCATTTGCAGAGGTTCATCATTCAGTTTAGTTCTACGAGGCTCATCAACAAGATGGTGTGTAATCTTCATACCCTTAACATTATTATTAACCCATTCATAATATTTTACTAATTGTTGATAACGAGCATCCGTTGTTGATAATTTAATTAATCTATTATCAAAAACATATTTATGTTGTTTTGGCTCACCTTCATATCTTCCTGGCCAAGGATGCCAATTAAGACAAGCACCCTGTGCATGTACACATCTTTCAAAATTATATGAATGAGGACCGAAACCGGTACCCTGTACAGTTATAGAGGGTACACCAATTTGAAAACTAGGATTTATTTCGTTATATTTTTTAATCAATCCTTTTATTTTTTGTTCGCGTATAATTCTTTCTTGAACTATTTTAGCTTTTTCAACACGTTCTTTTTCAACACGTTCTTTCTCAGGTCTTTCTTTTTCAATACGTTCTTTTTCAAGTCGTTCTTTTTCAACACGTTCTTTTTCTTTCTTAATGCGTTCTTTTTCAAGTCTAATTGACTCTAATTTAATTATCAATAAATTTTTTTCATCAAGTTGTTCTTGGATAGCACGTCGTCTTTCAACTCGACATGACACTAATTTAATTTTCAATAAATTTATTTTATCAAGTCGTTTTTTTTCAACACGTTCTTTCTCAATACGTTCTTTTTCTAATTTCTCTTTAATTTCTTTTTGAAACGGTAAATTTTTTTCATTAAATTTATTAATTGAATCTTTAATTGCACGATTTGGTATTAATCTAGTTTTATCAATTGGCTGTCGTGTCATTGGTGACAAAGAATCTCTTAATTGAAGGATTGCGTTTCTCTCATATGTATAACCGTCTTCACATATAATAGGATCTTTCATAATATCGAGTGTTATCGGACACACGAATTCATCAGGTATAGTATAATTATCAGACATATTATCATTTGATATTATTATAAGTATAATATATATATTTCAATTTTTAATAATATTACACTATTCTATTAATTTTAAAAAATTGAAATTAATTATTATTACTATAATTAAAGTATCAATATCTAATGACAACCAGCACACATATATTTAATAATTATAATTTTGAATTACATCTTGAACCAACACAAATAAATGTAAATATGCGAGATCAGCAAACAATGTATTTAGAAGGCGTTGTTAAAAAAGAAGATATTTCTATCAAACTAATTAAAAATTTTTATTCAATGATTATTAAATCATTAAATAAAGAACCAAATTATATAATGAATATTAATTATTTTGAAGATATTATGATATTATCAATACTATATCACGATGATATAATTGACATGGATATTCAAGAAGATATATATATGGTTGAACAAATTGATCCTAAAATTGAACAAGATAGAATTAAACAAGAGAAAATTGAACAAGAGATAATTAAACAAGAGAGAATTAAACAAGAGAGAATTGAACAAGAGAAAATTAAACAAGAGAAAATTGAACAAGAGAAAATTGAACTTGATAAAATTGAACAAGAGAAAATTGATTTTGAACAATATAAAATTGAACAATATAAAATTGAACTTGATTGGAAACAAAAAAAAATAGAACTAGAATTATTTAATCTTGAAGTTAAACACAAAGATAAATTAAAAAGTATAATTTTTGAACATGGTTTGGAACAATCTAAACTAGAACAAAAATTATTAAATCTTCAATATGTGCTATATTGTCATGACAAAGACATACTTCTTTTTAGTTTTAAAGGAATGTCTGGAAAACTAGCAACGCATAACAATGAAAATATAAAAAACAGTTTCATGAACAATCATCATTTTAATCATAATTTACCAATTTTAAATCGATTTTATGAAGCTTTTAAAAAGTCTCCAACAAAAAAAATATCAATTGTATTTCATGGAACACCAGAAAAAAATATTGATTCTATTCTTTGTAATTCATTAAACACGTCATATCGTGCTAGACAAGCGATGGGTATTGGTGAATATTTTGGTAAAAATATTCTAACATCTTTACCATATTGTCAAGGTGGTCATAAGATGGTGGTATTTATCATTTTACACGATACTAATGGTATTACAACAGAAAATCAAAATGTTATTGTTATTAATAAACCTGAATATCAACTCCCTATTGGTTATATTACTGTTTGAAAAATCAATTGATTGTTATCAAATGAAATTATTTCAAATCCATTTCTTTATTATTTTTAATAAAAATTGATTAATTAATTATTTATAAAATAATATTATATATTTAATAATGTCCACTAACAATAAAAATAGAAATCCTGGTATTAATTCTGGTCCATCTAGAATGACATGCTCATTTAATCTCGGTGGTACTGGTCACTATAGAATTAATGATAATCGCGGAAGTAGTGTTTTAGTAAATAAATCAACATATGACAAGTATATTATTTCTGCTACAAAATCAATCAAACCAAAAATTGCTGCGAGATCAATCAAACCAAAAATTGCCACTAAAAAATAAATAAATAATTATTTTTTTTAATAGAGAAATACATTTTTTAATAGATAATTATATTTTTATTTAATAGATAATTTTTTTAATAGATAATTATATTTTTATTTAATAGATAATTATTTTTTTTAATAGATAATTACATTTTATTTAAAGATTATTTTTTATATATAAATAATGAATGACACGGCACAAAATATTATATTAGAAAAAATAATTAAAAATTTTAAATTAAGTAAAGAACAACAAATAATAGTAGATTCAACACAAGATAATATATTAGTAATAGCTTGTCCAGGATCAGGTAAAACTCATACATTAATTGCAAGATATATCAATATGTTATTAAAACATAATCTTAAACCAGAAGAAACTATTATGATAACATTTACTAAAAAGGCTGGTATTGAAATATTAAATCGATTAAATAAATTAGTTCCTGATAAAGTTCCTTATTATGTTGGAACAATTCATGGATTAAGTTATAAAATATTAAAAAAATATAATAATTTAAATAATATTATTATGGATGAATCAGACACAAAAGCTTATTTAGAGGATATAATTGATAATCAAAATATAGAAAATACAGAAATAATTAAATTAAAGATTCAAACTATATTTGACCAATCATCAATAACAGTTCCTTTTGATATGAAATCTGTTTTAATTAAAAATAAACTCTATAAATATTTAAAAGAATTTAAATTAATTCATAAATTATATAAATTAAAAAAGAAAAAAGATAATTTAATTGATTTTAATGATTTAATGATAATGTTTAATGATTTTTTATTAACAACAAAATCAAGTGATTTTAAAAATGAAATAAAATATGTGTTTTTTGATGAATACCAAGATGTTAATTCGATACAAAATAATATCTTGTTACAATTATCAAATAATAGTAATATAATGGTTGTTGGTGATGATGCACAATCTATTTATTCTTTTAGGGGTAGTTCCGTAAAATATATATTAAATTATAATTTAAACAAGCCACATAAAATGTATTTATTAGAAGAAAATTATAGATCAACATCATCAATAGTAAATTTTTGTCAAGATATTATATCTCATAATTTAAATCAATTTGATAAAAATGTTAAATCAATTGATATTAATAATGATAATAAACCGCATGTAAATAATTTTAAATCGATTAAAGAACAGTTTGAATGGATAACAAATGATATTTTAATAAAAAAACAAAATGGAACTAGTTTATCAAATATTGTAATATTATCTAGAAATAATAATCAATTAAATAATATTGAATTATATTTACAAAAAAAAGATATACCAATATCAAAACATTTAGGTTTATTATTACTTAATAAACCACATATTAAAGATTTTCTAGCATTTATTGTAATATTACTAAACAAGAAAACATTAAAATATGTTGATTCAATATATTTAAATAGAATCATCTGTTTACACCCAGGTTATGATAATGTGAAAGCAAAACAAATATTAAATGATTGTTTAATAGAAAAAGAACTACCAGATTTACACAATTTATTCATACAATTAAAAAAAATGTCTAAAGATAGCGATAAAACAAAAATAATAATTACCTATTTAGAACAATTTTGGGAAGGTATTAATAATAATAAAAATGATATCTATATTTTACTTTCATATCTAAAAGATTCATCATTAAATGATTTTATTAATAATATATATTTAAATCAAGAAGTTAATAATACATCAATAGATAGTGTGTATTTATCAACAATTCATGGTTCAAAAGGTTTAGAATGGGATAATGTTTATATTATTGATATGAATTCAAAAGATTTATCATATTATAGGTCAAAATATTATTTAGATGAGCTTTATGAAATTGATGAAGAAAGACGTTTATTTTATGTTGCATGTTCGAGAGCAAAACATACATTAATTATAAATTATCATAATAATCCAAGTCCGTTAATAAGAGAAATTGACCAATCATTATATATTAAAAATTTTATAGGGGACTTTGATAAAATTAAACCAGCATTAAATTTATCATTAGATATCAAAAAACATTTAAATATTATTGGTTATTATAATATTTCAAAATATCTAATTGAAATCGTTAATAAAAAATCAATTATTAATAAAACATTAGATATACCTAATAAAATTAATATATCAATTATTAATAATATTATTAAATGTTTAGTTTTAAAAATTGTTCAAAAGAATTATTCAAGTAAAATTAATAATGATAATATAATACATAATAATTGGAAAGAAATAATAGATAGTATTATTCATTCAAACTCTTTTAATAATATTAATGTTTATAGTGATTTTTTAAATAATGATGAAATATATAAATATTATATAAATTTAGAAAAAGGGATATGTAAAATGATAAATACAATAAATCCAACTAATATTTTTATTAATTATAATGTGTCGTATTGTAATGTTTCCTGTATAATTGATATATTATGTGATAACACAATAATAACATTAAATTCATTAATAAATTGTAATAATATATGTGAAAAAATAATGCATGCATATTTACTTAATAAAAATAAAAATAATATTACTAATATTATTTTTTATAATCCAATAATTGGTGATATTAATAATATTGATATAACAAAAATTAATGTTGTTAATTTTAAAAAAATGATTTATTAATAATTTCTTTTATAATTTATAGTAATGAAACAAGATGAAATTTTTAATGTTGATGAATTAAAAGAAATTATTATAAAAAGTTTGGATAATTATGACAAAACAAATCTTAAATATAGAAAATATATTAATAGTGAATTTAAATATAATCAAGTAACAGATACTTTTGGAACTTTTCATTTAAAAGATAATGATTTTGCAAAAGCATCTTTTCAAATAATTGGTTATTATGATGTAATGTATAATACTTGGATATGGGCGTGGTTAACACCTATTAAAGGTGATTTGACAGAACTATCAAAAGATTTGTTAAATTATGGATTAAAATTAGATGTAAAATCAATAAGTGCAAATCAATTATATATTAAAGGATTATTATTAAATTCAAGATATAGAATAGATGAAAGAATAAACCTTGATATTAATATGGCAATTTTTTCATATATATTAAATGAAAAAATTTTATTTATATATCTTAAAAAAAAGGATAATAAAATTATATATTATGCTATTACTGAATTTATTCATGATTAAAAAAATGATAATTTAAATATATTAATTAAAAATTTTATTAATATATTTATTCTTATATGATGTTTATTCACATTTTCTTATTGATTTAAAAAAAGGATCATTCTTTAATATTTCATCTGGTGTTAAATATTCATCTTTAACTAAAACACGCCCTCTTTCTGAAACATATTTACCAGATTCATATTTAGTTGGAACAACTCTTTTAACAAATTCTTTAACTTTATTTGGAATTTCTGGTTCTGATAAAAATTCTGGAAAAAATCCTTTACGTGTAAATGTATTTAAAAAATAATGTATATCATAATATCTATTTTGTTCAGGATTCACATTTATTTTACTAGTCCAATCAGCACTAACTTTTGAATTATCAACAATATTAGGTATACATGCAAAATCAAAATCCCATAATTTAATTTGAACTTTAATATTATTTACAATATATGTTTGATTATTAATTTTATATAAATAATTTTTATCATTATCGTCATCATCATCATCATCCATGGTATGAATTAAAATATTATTTGCTTTCATATCATTATGTCTAAATCCAGGATATTTATTTTGAATAATTGCTAAAACAGATAATATTTGAAATAATATTACTTTCCAATCTGTTACTGTCATTTTTTTATAATTAGTACGAACATAATCTAACAAATCGCCACCATTTGCCCACTCACTAACTAATATTGATACATTTTGATAATATTCTCCATTTTCATATTTTTCAATAAATTGATCAAATTTTTTATTATTAACTATATTTGATTTTGTTAAATTTAAAAATGGTTTAATACTTGTATTAAATGTTGTTATTGGTAAAACAATATGAGGGGTTTGTTTATTAATAACAAAATATGATAATAATTTTATCATTAATAATTCAGTATTTTCTGGTCTTTTTATATTATACATATCACCATAATTTTCTTTTTTTGGATATGCTACAATTTTAACAGCATAAGACTTTTTTGTTTCGTTTTCTGGCGGAGGAAAAACACCTTTAAAAGTATGTCCCGTTGATCCACTTTTAATATATAATAATCTGCCACCCAACTCATTGATAGCTTTACCAAAATCTATATATTTTTTTGGTAATAATTCTCTAATATCGTCAGTATTAGTTGGGTATTCAAATGATTCTGTCGAATTTTTAAAATCAATAATTGAATCAATATTATTTCCACCAACCATTTCTTTAATAGAGTTGATTCTTTCTGGTATTAAATTAAATTTTTTTTTATTATCACTTTTATCCATAATTAATATATGTAATATTTTTATATTATAATTAACTTGTAATTTTTTAAATCATTTTTAAAACTATTTTATTTAAAAAATAGTGAATTTATTAAATTAAAAATTTAAAAATAGTGAATTTATTAAATTAAAAAATAGTGAATTTATTAAATTAAAAAATAGTGAATTTATTAAATTAAAAAATAGTGAATTTATTTATTTATTAAAAATTAAAGAATCTAAAAGTGTATTTCTCCTAATTTCATCTGGTGTTAGTTCATCTTTATATTTATAAAATTTATCTTTTATTAATTTTATATCAATTGGTGGTAATATTGGTATAGCCGCCCAATATCTATGTTTATTAATAAAATCTTGTTCAAATTTAATTGGATATAATGAAATTAAAGAAGAATTTGGATTTAGTACTAATTTTCTTAATGATTGTGGTAATAAATAATTAGATTGTGGAGGTAGTACAGATAACAATTGCATATATGGTTTTAATGGTGATCCTAATTTGAATTTAATTTGTTCCAAGTTAATTTTTGGTAAATATTTTGCAATATCTGAAATAAATGGAGGATAATCAAAAGGATAATACCAATTCCATGATGGACATTTATCAAAATAATAATATGTTATCCATTTTATTCCCATTAAATAATGATAAACTAGTTTTTCACTAAATTCTTCAATTTCATTTTCATCAACATTCCAATAATGTTTATAATATCTTTTTCGCCATTCTTCAGAATTATCAGAGCCTAATAATATTGGGTCTTTTATTTTAAATTGTAAATTATCTATTTTAAATATTTCTTTATCATAAGCATCTCCATTACAGTAAAACTTTCTTTTTTTTTCATAAAAGTTATTTGTTAATAAAGTATCTTCTTCAATACTTAAATTAATTATAAATTTTAATAAGAAAGTATGATTTATATCTAAATCATCAATCAAGTAAATAACTTTATTATTTTCTAAAATTAATTGTTTTATTGTTTTTGAATAATTAATAATTAAATTTTCAATTCCGCTATTATGAATATTTAAGGATGGTATATGTGGTAAAAAATCATTTCCTAATAAATAACACATAAATATAAAATCACTAACAATATTATTTTCATTTAGTTCAAATGAAAAAGTTTCTTCTTTTGATAAATATTTTAATATAGTTTTATATATTGATTTTCTCATTATTTTAATTGATATATGATTTAATACTTCTTTTGATTCTTTTTTATTAATTTCATTAGCTTCTCTCAATAAATATATTTTATCAGATTTGGTACTTAGTGCTAAGAAAATTAAATCAGCATCTAATCCATATATAACATATGACATATTAATATTTTTAATTTGATTTGTTCTAATAAATTGTAATAATTTATGTTCGCCTTCTGCAGGAGTAAAACAACTTGAATATATAACTTCAAATGTTTGTTTTTTTGCCCAATCAATAATAATATTATGTAATTTTTCCATAAATTCTGTACCAGGAGTAATTGCATTATTATTCCACGAATTTGCAAGTGGTTTAGAATGTTTCTTTTTTATTACATCAAACATTGCTTTATCTGCAACTGATTTAAATCTTCTCATTTTTTGTTGTTTAATTTTAGCAACAGGTGCAACTCCGTCAATTGCTAAATATATACCTTTTTTAGGTTGAACATATTCTATTAATTCATCTAAATATATTAATACTGCATTCATCATTTTTTGTTCTAATTTATCATTATCCTTTAATTCTGGATTATCTGCAATAATCTTGTAACATACTGGATGAACAAGACAATTTGCATCAATCAGAAAATAATCGATATTATTAATATCTGATAATATATCGATATCATCGATTTTGTTTTTATTTATAACAAAACCTTCTTTTTTATAATTTTTTAATAACCATATAAAAAATCCTGGAACTCCCATTTTATTTATAAAGTATTACTAATATTTGTTTATATGGTAAAAATTTCATTTTTTATGGTTTCTAAATTCAAGATACTTTATTGTTTCTAATTCTAACAAATAATTAAAATTTAAATCCAAGTTAAATTTTTTATAAATTGCACCAATAATATTAATTAACATATTTAAATAAATTTCAATATCAATCAATTGATCTATATCCAAATAATTTAAGGTAATTTCAAATCGTAATATAAAAGTATCAAAAGATTTAAATATTTTTAAAGAATGATAATATTTAGCTTGGGATATATTACTATCACTATTATTAACCATATTATAAAATAATATATAAAATTGTTCTGGATTATAATTTACAACATAAGTTGTTTCAACTCCTTGATATAATTCAGTTTCTATCCATTTATTTTCATTAATAATATTAACTTGTTTAAAATAAATAGTATTTGATGAATAGTAATTTCTATAATCAATTTGTTTCAAGTATTTTAGTAAATAAGATGGTTTTATATTTTTATGAATTGGTATATCAATTTGATAATAATTTAAATTTGATTTATTTGAAATAATTGTTACAGGTATTCCGTGCATCATTTTTAAAAACGTAAATGGATTATTTAATTCTTTTTTTGAATTATCGAAAAATGTATATATATCATACATTTTTTTAGGTAGACTTATTTGCAACATTATTATAATATAGATAATTTTTAACAAAAAATTGATAAATAAATATGTTAAAATTTATATAATATATTATAATGATACCAAGCATAATAATTGATATATTATATTATAATATTACTGATATTAATAATTTATATGATACATGTAAATATAATCAACAATATAAATATTATAAATTGAACAAATTATTTTCTAAAAAATATCATGATGATGTTATTTTCAGAAAACTAATTCAAAATAAAGTTTTTAATTCAAAATTACAAATATCATTAAATGTTAGTAAATATAATAACATTATAAATACAAGTGTATTAAATAATGTTCATATATTAAATTTAAGTGATTGTTATAAATTAAAAGATATTAGTACCCTTAAAAATATACATACTTTAAATTTAAGCGGTTGTGAAAATATAACAGATATTAGTGTATTGAGAAATTGTAACATACATATTTTAGATTTAAGTTTAAATAATAATATAAATGATTTAAGTTCATTAAAGAATATATATAATTTAAATTTACGTGATTGTAAAAATATTGATGTAAATACATTGAATAATTGCAATATACATACTTTAAATTTAAGCCATTGTTCTAAAATTATAAATGTGGATACATTAAGTAATATTTATAATCTAAATTTAAGTTATTGTAAAAATATTAAAGATATAAGTGTGTTGAATAATGTACATTTTTTAAATTTATGTAATTGTAAATTAACAAATATTAGTACATTAAATACAAGTAATATACATACTTTAAAATTAAGTTATAATAGATTATTAAATATTAATGCATTGCGTAATTGTAATATACATACACTATATTTAAATTACTGCGAGTTAACAGATATTAGTGCATTGAGTAATTGTAATATTAATACTTTATATTTAAATAATAATAACTTGGTTAATATTAGTGCATTGAGTAATTGTAATATTAATACGTTAAATTTGAGTAATAATAAATTGGTTGATATTACAGCATTAAGTAATTTAAATATACACACATTAAATCTAAGCAAAAATAAATTAATAGACATTAGGGTATTAAAAAATTGTAATATACACACTTTAAATCTTTGCAAAAATAACATTATAGATATCAACCCATTAAAAAATTGTAATATACATACTTTAAATTTAAGCGAATGTGAAAATATAATGGATACAAGTGCATTATGTAATATTAGTAATTTAAATTTATCTTTTACTAATATTACAGATACAAGTTGTTTAGGTAATGTGCACACTTTAAACTTATCTTGCTGTACTAATATAATAGAGGTAAGTTGTTTAGGTAATGTACATACATTAAATTTAGGTAATTGTAAAAAAATAAAAGATGTAAGTGCACTAGGACGTGTACATACATTAAGTTTATGTAATTGTAATAATATAACAGATGTAAGTGCATTGGGTAGTGTTTATAATTTAAATTTAAGTTATTGTTTAAATATTAAAAATGTGTCTTTATTAAAAAAAGTTCATACTTTAAATATAAATAATTGTATAAATATAACAGATGTGAGTACATTAGGTAATGTTTACAATCTAAATATAAGTTATTGTATAAATATTACAACATTATTTACATTACAAAATTGTAATGTATGTACATTATACATGACAGGGTGTTATAAAATAATAGATAAGAGTGCATTAATTAATGTAATTAATTTAATTGTTTAAATAAAATAAGCTTTCTTTTACATTAGCTTTGAAATAACAATTTCCTTACCACCAATCTTTATGGTGATTGGTGATTGAAGATAATTGTTCTCATTCTTTACATTGGCACCAATTCCACATGCAAGACGAGTGTTTTCAGGAATAATGAGCTTCATTGTTCCCATTAACGCCTCAAAAGTTACACGACACGTGCGTATATACTCTGATGAGAGAAACGATGGAATGGTACATACGACTGTATTCGATGGCATTGTTACGTTTTCAATTACAAACAGTACGTTCTTATGACTTTTTGGAAGTGTTTCCCATGTGGGAATAATATCTGTAATATTACCCCATGTGCTCATACCCCAGCTTGTTGGAGATATCACACAGAAAGCCCACATAAATGGAACACATAGAAACTTTTGATCAAGAGTGGTGTTTGCTAAATACATTGGAGAATGTGTCGTCTTGATTTGGACCTTGATTCCTGGGAACTTTTTGACATAATCAACAAGATTTTTTACTGTCTTGATGTTAGTAACACTTGGTTCATACGCACATCGACTAGCAAAAGTAGATTTGGGCTTTGTTGTGGCTGTAGTTAGTGCATCATATCCACTCATTGCACTAGTGCTGGGTGAAATAATGCGTCCAACAGGAACTGCATTGGGGTGATCTGAAACAGCTGCAACAGAAACTGTAAAATCTCCCAAAAGACTCTTTGCAACATTTATCTTTCCTACAGATGGTGGTGCCGTTGGTCGTTGATACTTTAATGGATTTAGACGATCTTCGCACATTGCCATGATTGCCTTTTCGTTCTTTGCAACCTCAAGACACCCAAGCAACTGGTCGAGTGTTGCAAGTTCGAAACAAACCGCACCACTATAAAGGTCTGGTCCAAGAGTTCCTTCAAGTAGATTCTTCATAAAGAACATAAATAGCACCTTTGGATTCATCTGCTTTAGAGTTTGTGGGTATGTTGCAAGTTCTTGAAAAAAAGTCTTTGCCCAACGAATTGACATTAGAAATGTATGACCATATGTCACCTTTTCAAGACAGTTCTCGAGAATCAATACAGATTCATATCCTTGTTCAACAAGTCTATCAACAAGACGTTTCATTTGACCTTGAATAATATATCGATTAATTGCTCCATTAAAAAGGATATATTCCTCTGGTGTAAATGATGCATCACATTGATTCTCCTTAGAAATTTTCATATGAATATGATCAAAACCACCCTCTATTGGTTGATATTTTAGTAAATTTTCATCTTGAAGAAACACAAAACCACTAACACCAAGACCACACGCCTCTTGGGAAATAGTATGAATTTCTTCATAATGACTTGCGTTAATATCATTGCCCACGTGGCTCATAATTGATGTTGGAAGGGTAATAGCCCCATTCATATCACTCATGTTAAAAAGACGCTTGATACGTGAAGCACAACAACGACAGTTATGAAGCAATGTTGTAACTCGTGCAACCTTTTTGCAAGCAGAACTATTATGAATAAAAAGTCCTGTCAGACGACGACCCTTTATGTGTATCACATATGGGCAAAGGGTGTGTGATGCATTTGCATCAATAATTTTTTGAAAATTGTCAATATTAGTAATTGTAGTCATATATAAAATTATAATAATGGCTATTAAACAAATAAATTATCAATTTTTATTATATATATATATAATGCAAAACTTAAAACAACTTTATGAATGGTCGAAATAGGAAAGTATTGCACACAATATTTTAACGTTATTAATAATATACACATTGTATTTATTTTATAGTATCAAAAAGGAAAGAACTGTGTCCAATATTTTATTATTTACAATTATTATTAGTATTCATGTATTAATTCATCAAAATATAAATAAACGAAATAATAATCATACAAAATATTTATAAAAATATTAAGAAAATAATTATTGTATTACAAATGAATTATTTTATAAATTAATAGATGATGTTGAAATCATAATAAAATACTCTTTTTCAACAACCAATTGATTGAAACTTTTTTTAAAAATTTAATAATATTAATTTTTATTTTATATATATATATATAATGCAAAACTTAAAACAATTTTACGAATGGTCGAAATGGGAAGGTATGATGCACAATATTTTATTAATATTAATAATATACATATTGTATTTATTTTATAGTAACAAAAAGGAAAGAACATTATCCAATATTTTATTATTAACAATTATTGTTAGTGTTGAAGTATTAATTCATCAAAATATAAACAAACGCAATAATAAAACAACAAAATATTTATAAAATATTATTAAGAAAATAATAAATGGGTTGATTCTTTATGGATTATTAATAATTCATATGATTTTGCAACAAACCTTAAAATCATATTAGTGTTACGATTTAAATTTAAATTTGAATTTTCTAAATTTAATATAAAATCATTAAATTCGTCAACATATTGGGTATTAAATTGTATTGAATATTGTTTTCCTTTTAATATAGTAAGATTTGCAGTTCCCGATGGTTGTGTTTCTTCAGGGTATAAACAAAAAGAATGATAATAAACACCATTTGGTAAAATATTATTTAAATATTTAGATGATAATAAATATGTATAATAATTCATATCAATATTTGATAATAATATATTAAAATTATTCAAGTTTAATTTATGTTTTAAAATAGGATCATTTATAAAATATTTATTATAATCATATAATAAACTTGTATTTTGTCCATATTCTGTTAATCCATCATAAAAAATTTGTGGTTGTAAATACCATAGTAATTCCTTACATGGTTTAGTAAATGATAATTCACAATTAAAATATTGTAATGATTTAATTGTAAAAACATCCTCATCAAAAGTTTCAATTATATATTCTAATTTAGAATTTGCAAATTTTTCTCTTTCTGTATCATATAAAAATATAACTTCTGTTATTAATTTAACTTGTGGTGCAGGAATAGAACTATGATACATATTAAAATTTATATATGGATAATAAGACCCAATTTTTAAGGCAATAGATGAATATATTGTTTGTTTAATATTAATCATAAAATGAACCCACTGGATTTGATTTAATATATATTGTGTTGTTGTGCTACCACTAGATCCATTTTTTGCTATTATTTCATCATCACTCATGTTTGGAAATATCAGTTTAGTAATTTCGTTCATTGAATAACTTGTTCCATTTGTTGTTAATATTAATAATATTTCATCATCTGTTAAATCTGGATATTGTATTTTTAATAATTCATCATTAATATAAATACAATTATAAGATATACTTTTTTCTATTTTATTAATATTAAAAGTATTATATAATAACAGTGTATTACGAATAAATCCTATATTATTATCAATCGATGTAATTAATAATTCATTAAACATTTGTTGATAATTTTCAAAACAAATAATTTTCTCAATTTTTGATATTTTAATATTAATTATTATGGTTGAATTTTGTAATGCAATAGCTGGTAGACAGGCACCTGTATCTTTATTAAACCAAAATATTAACGGTATTAATATTTTTCTATTGCCTTTTATATCTGAATTAAATGTATTTAATTCAGGAGTATGTCCAATCATCTTTAAATAATTTTCCATATTTCCATCTGATATATTATGCATTTGATTAATATGTAAAATATTATTAGAATACCTTGTATATTCTTGACCATCAATTTCTAAATTAATATATTCAAAAAAATTATGTCCAAGATATTCTGCATAATTAAAATTAATATTTGTATTATTTAATTTATTTGTATATAATTTATAATAATATATATATTTTGAATGATAATAATCAATGTATGTATTCATATTTTTATACATATCATTTATTGATGTTAGAATATCAGTACTATTAATATTTATATCACTATTATATATAGTATCTGTTGTAATTAATTTAGTAATATTTTCAATGTATTCAGAAATATTAATTAATATATAAACGTTATTATCAATATTATTAATATATAAATCTTTGGATTTCTTATTTTTATAATTAAATTGATTAACTTGTGTTTTTAATGCACTAATTGTAATATTATCGGTCTGTAATAAATTATATAATATTCTATATATATCAACTTCAATATTTATATATCCTAATAAATTTGTATAATAAGAATACCATTTTGTATAATTAATTTGTAAATTATTTAAATCTGTTTTTTTTTTAGCAATATAATCAGCATTTGTAATATATATATCAGAAAATATTAAATTAGGTAATTCAATTTCAATATAACATTTATTAACGGCATCGCCTGTTTTAATTATAAATGATGATACATTATTATATTCAGATGCTCTATCAGAACTTATAGAAATTAATTCAAGAGAAAATGGGGTGTATCTTCTATAAACTTTTTTAAAAAAAGTAATTTGTGGATTTATTGTTAAATATATATCTTGTTGTCCAGATATTACAAATTGTAATAATCCTCCAGTCATATTATATTAATATATATATTAAGGTTTAAATATTTTTAAACTCAATAAAAATATATTTGATGATAATATGAGTTTTTTAAAAGATAAAGATATTTTTTTAATTTCTGTTGGATTGATTTTTGTAATATTTTTTATTTATACAAAAATAATTGATTTTATATTTTATTTAAAAAACATGTATGATGAAATAGATAGACTGGAACAACTTATATTTATTACAAAATTAAAAATTGATAAACTGTACATGAATGACATTAATAAAGAGAGTATTTTTTATATATAAAAATAGAGTATATATTCTGTGAATATATTTTGTTATTATGACGTTAAATATATTTAAACCCAATAAAAAATAAAGTGGGTTTAAATATATAAAAAATATTTAATAATATAATATGAGTTTTTTAAAAGATAAATTGAGTTTTTTAATTTCAATTGGATTTATTGTTGTTATATATTTTATTTATAAAAAATTAATTGATTTTAAACATATCTTAAACAGTACACATGATAAAATGGAAACTATGAAACAAACTATGGATACAATGCAAATAAAAATAGATATATTACAATCAAATACCTCAAAGTCTGAAATTAAAAATGATAATAATATATTAGACCATATTGCAATATATTCTAATGATTTAAGTATTTCAATTGATAATGTTCTTGAAAAAAATGAATTAAATGTTCCAGAAAAAAATGAATTAAATGTTCTTGAAACTGTTCCTGAAGTTGGTGATGATGTTGAATGTAAAATAATAGACCCAATTGTTCTTGAACCAGATCTTGATAATGTTATTGATAATACCCCAGTTCTTGATAATGTTATTGATAATGTTATTGTTCCAGTTCTTGATAATGTTCCAGTTATTGATAATGTTATTGTTCCAGTTATTGATAATGTTCCTGTTCTTGATAATGTTATTGTTATTGAACCTGATAATGTTCCAGTTCTTGAACCTGATAATGTTCCAGTTATTGATAATGTTCCAGCCCCTGTTCTTGATAATGTTATTGTTCCAGTTATTGATAATGTTCCAGTTCTTGAACCTGATAATGTTCCAGCCCCTGTTCTTGATAATGTCATTACACCAGTTCTTGATAATGTCATTACACCAGTTCTTGATAATGTTCCAGCCCCAGTTCTTGATAATGTCATTGCCTCAGTTCTTGATACGGTTCCTATCGAATTATTTGACAAAGATGTTTTAAGTAAATCAAACTTGTCAAATATTAAAAAAATAGCAACAAAAAATAATATTACTTTAAGTAAAAAAATAAATGGCGTACAAAAACAAAAAACTAAACAAGAATTAATTGATAATTTATTAGTCAAGAATTAATAATTTTAAAATAATAAATATCTAATATATATATATAGACATGAGTAATAATCAATATTTTACATACAACTGCCCAGCATTAATGGAAGATGGACGATTTTTAACAAATTATACAAGAAGTCGAAGATTTGACCAAGAAATACGTAATATAAATAATATAGATAGTGCACAAGATTACAAAGACTTTTTACAAAAAAATACAGAAACAATTCTTGCTAAAGAACGAGAATATAATATTATTAATAATAAATGTAATTTTGGACAAATATGTCCACCTTCAAGTGCATATCCACCATATATGCCACAACCAGTACCTCCATTAACTTGCAATAATATCAACTATATTAAATTAGTATAAATAATTTAAAAATTTTTTTATAAATAAGTTTATTATTTATAAAATTATATATCTTAATAATATGAATAGATTTGATAAATCTTATAGAGTTATTGCAACGCATAATTCAAGCCAAATAGTAGAATTATTTAATCTAGTAAATAAATTAGATACTACAGAATTATTACAATATTCCTTTACTAATCAAATTCCGTTTGATGTCATTAATGATAATGGAGATAGTTTAATTCATGAAGTTATTAGAATGGATAAAAGAAAAACAAATGATCCATCTAAATTAAATATTATAAAATTTTTAGTCCAAAATGGTGTAAATCCAGATGGTCCAAATAAAATGAATCAAACTCCATTACATTTAGCATGTAGTTTGCAATCAGAATCATTAGTTAAATATTTATTAGATGTAAATGTTAATCCAAATTATACAGATAATTTAGGATTATATCCATTTCATTATTTATTTTCTGGAGAAATTAAAAAAATTAATAATACATTAGATGTTTTAGATTTTATTGATCCACCAACAAAAGATAAAACTGATTTTTTTAATAAAAGTGATATAATTGATATTAAACAAGATATATTTGATACAGTCAAGCTAACACCTTTTATAAAGAGTTTAAAAAATACAATTATGTATTTAGTTGAAAAAGAACAAACAGAAAATAACTTGTTACAATTATTTGCTAATGTTACTAAAGAACCATCGACAGCAGATATTATAGAAACTATTAAATCAGATAATCATGGTGTATTTAAAACTGTAAAAGAAAAGTTCGAAAATTTTGATAACATTGATTATACTTTTAACAGGGATAACGAGGATAACGATTATAAGAAATCTTTAAAAAAACAAATAAAAGACTGTATTTTAGATATTAAAAAGACAAATCAAACATTTATTAACAAAGACTATCATAATGTTCCATCAACATCAACTGATATTATGACTAATGATACTGCATCGTCGTATATTAAATTTGAAGAAAATATATATATAGGTGGGACGAGAAATATATATATTGACAATTTTCATAATTTAGAACCAATTACAAATATTGAAAAGATATTAAACTATGATACTTTTGGTAAACAAATATTATATTTATTATATAACAAATTTACAGATAAACAGATTAATACTATATATGATTTATTAAATGATAATAAAATTAACGAGTGTTTAGAGTATATTATTGGAAATAGTATAAGATCACTATATCCATCATTAACAAAATTTAGAGATATAGACAATGAATCATTTGTAGCATTATATGCACTAAATGCACTAAAAATAACACAACATATTACAAATATATCAATATTAAAAAGGGTTCAAGATACTATTGTTACTGCAAAAGTCAAAATGACTAAGGTACATGGTACTACAGAAAGTGTATCAACGACTACAAATACACATATTAATTCATCAATAACTACAATAATAAGTAATTTAGATAAAATTATATCTCATATAGGTTATGCTATTAAAAGTGCATCAAAAATTAATACGAATATAACATATGATCTTAAAACACAAAATGATGAGATAAACGAGGCTTTAATACTTAAAAAAAGAGTGATTGATTCAATACAGGATGTTATTAAAGATATATACAAATCAAAAACTTTATTAAATGCAACTGAATTACAAGATTTATCATTCACAACAATAGAATTACTTGTAATAATAGAAAAGGAATTAAAAATATTAAAAACACAAGAACAACAACAACTACTAATACGACAACTACCACAACAAAAACAATCATATATACGATCAATTCTTGAATTACTTAGGGTTGTACGACGACAACCACTGCCACCTACAGTAATAACAATAGAATCTGAAATAGCAGCATCAGATTTTGTTGTAAGATTAATGACCACAGCAGGTACATCTTCACAAAATGCAGTTGTTATTGCAGATACCGCAACAGTTCAAGCGGGTATTGCAACGAATTCAATAACAGGTGGTGATGTCACGTTAGCCTTAACTACCATAGAAACTGCAATAATAGAAGTAACAAGAGCTACATCATATGCAGAATTAGTGTTACAAGAGGCAAATAATGCGATGTTGTTAATAAAAACAACAATGTTAATACCAGGAATGGTAATAACAACAGAATTGTCTTCGATAATAAATACAATAGTGTCTGCAATAAAAACAACAAAAAACATATCTGATATAAATGTAGAAACAACCACAAAAATATCAGATGCATTATTAGCAATAACAAATACAATAACACAATTGACACCTGTCGAGGCGATTGCATTAACGGCACGCTTGAATATATCAAGACCATTATTATTAGGACAGACACAAGATGATTTAACAAGAATAACTGCTCATGCAGCTGTAATAGCTGCTACTGCAGCTGTAATAGCTACTACATCTCAAACAACAACACAAGATCAATTAGTATCAGATACATATAAACAAGATGCAGTTACAAAAGCAAAAAATGCGAAAGCGAACTCAGATGACGCTGCAGCTGCAGTAAAAGTAGCTACAAAAGTAGTAACAGTTGTTATAGCACTTAGTGTTCAAATAGGTGGTGTATATAATGATACAATAGTAGTAAATACAGTAGTTCAAACTGCAATTACATCGGCAAGGGCGTTTGTAGATATTGTAACAGAAATAACAAAAATAGCATATGATGAGAAAATTATTGAACAAGACCACATCTATATGATAAATTTTTCATTATATATAATTTTAGGATATACATTTATTAATAATAAAAAACATAAAGATGTAATTAAATCCATTAATAACTATTTAATTCATAATAAATTTAATATATCCGATAATGATAATTTTTTTAAAAAATGGAATTCAAAACTGGAAGGAAATAAGAATATCGGATTATGTATATATGACATGTATTGCGACTTGACAGGACTTATGTCACACAATAATTTAACATCATATGTTACATTTGATTTAATAGCATTATCAACAGGTATAAATGATTTAACAGACAAAGATGATCAAAATGAATTATTACAAAGCGTTTTTAATATATATAAACCACATATTATATCCAAGGCAAATAATCAACGAATACTAAAAAGTTTATTATTATATTTTGATGATATTACAATAAAATCAATTGATTTTTATAATAATAATGATAAACCAATAAACACTTATGAAACAAGTAATAAAATGATTAAAAATTTTATTTTATTATTAGATAAATATATAACAGATGGTGACGTCAAATATGACGACTTATACAAAGAATTTAATAAAAAGTTTTTTGATATAAAACCATATAATGTTTTGCAAGAAATATGTAAAGAATTACATGGTAAAATTAAAAATAATAAATTTCTACTTCAGTCATTAAATGATATATTATATTATATTGGAAAAAATAATAAGGCACAATTTTATGATAATCTTAAAAATATTAGTATTTTAAATTTTATTGACACCAATAATAATTTTAATTTTGATAAATATAAAACAACAGAACAACCTAGTTTTTATAATATCGAAATAACAGATGATTCTCGTCATTTTATAATTTCTCATTCAATGGGTTTGTATTATTTAAATTTAATTAATTCAACAGAAATTGTTGATCAGGTCCATTCTGTTCCTGCCATTCCTGTTCATAATTATTTTTATTCATCTAAACCAAGTGATTATACGCTTGATATGAAAAAAGATGGTATATATTTTACACAAAATGCAAGAATACCAACTAGAGAAAAAATAACAGAAACCCAAAATAGTAAAATTGTAGGGTATGATAAATTTATTAAAGAAAAATTAAACAAAATTAATCTTATATTAGATAAATTAGATAAAGGCAAAATTAATAACTTTAATGATATATTTAATCATCATTATATAGATATCGTAAAAAACTGTTTATTAAGTAAGGAAATTATTGATCAACCACATATATTTAATGTCAATGATTTAAAAAAAAAATTAAATACATTAAATGCATTGTTATTTATATATTATTATTTTAAAGATTCCACTAATACACTTTTATTATCAAAATTTAATAAATACTTGTTAGATTCGTCAAACAAAGATATATATTATTATACACATCGTGTTCCTAATACTAATGATACCATTGATATTATGACTGGTGGTGGTATATATGATATTGACAATAAATTATATCAAAATATTCATGAATTAGCTGCTATTGATATAGAAAAAGAAATTAAATTACCTCAATTATTATATAATGATTTAAATATTTATTATAAAATGGGTATTATTAAATTATTTAGCGATTTTATTAGAAATAATGGTGGTATATTAACAAAAATAAAGAATTATTTAAAAAAAAATAAAACTTTTACATTAAAAGATGAAAATATAAATAGTATTAAAGATAATATTTTATATAAATTACTTTGCGAAGTTGTAAAACAAGAATTAGATGTTTACACATTTAATAACATATTAAATAAAAGTGTTTATAAACTTGATGTTGATGAAACATTATTTAAATCAAAAGATATGAAAATTAATTTATTAACAACTGAAATATCAATTACAGATAAATCACAAACCCCAAAAAATGTTTATTCGATTATTAAAAAGTCTAAAGGCAGTGTTCCATTTATTATATATCAGAATGATTTTAGTAATACATCAAGACTTAAAATTAAAAATGAATTTTATGTAAAAGAAGAAATAATAGATGTATTATTACATAATAATTCATTATTATTTGATGCAAATTTAGATAATATTATTCCAATATATTCATTAATTAAAATGAATAATAATAAAATAATTAAAATTTTAAAAACGACATTGGGGGATAAAGATATTAAATTAAAAGAATGTGTTGGAGAAAAAACAATTAAATTTATAAAAGACGAATGTTCAAATATTTTTAATAAAATCTTTTATAATTATAATGAATCAAATCCAATAAATACTATCTTTCATAATATTAATAATAATTTATTTACAGATATTAAATTGTTAATTACATCAAATGAAAATTTTGGTAATAATGTATTATTATATTTGGAAAATTCATTTAATATATGTTCGTATTTAACATTACATTATTTATCAAATCATTTATTTGATATCAATGCAGAATATACATTATCAAATGCAAAAGAACTATATACATCAATGAGCTACGAAATTGAAAAAATTATAGAAAATAATTATTTTGAAGAACAAATAGAATCATTTGAAATTGACAATAACGAGGATGCATTCGTATCCAGGAAAATATTAAATGAAAAAACCAATGAAATAGAAATAAATAAAGAAAATATTATAAAACTCGAAAAATTATTAAAAAGTTTAGATAAAACTAAAATATCTAAAAATAAATCAACAGAACTAGATGCTAAAATCAAAGAGATTAATGATAGTAATACTAGTATAGAAAAAGAAAATGTTATTTTAAATAAAATAATAGAAAAGTCTGAAAAATTAAAAAAAATCACTAAAACATCTAAAACATTAATTGGTGTTTATGATAAATATAATAAGATTTATATAAATGACTTGTGGTATAAAATATTAAAAACTAATTTGAAAGGTAATTATAATTTAATTATTTTAGAATTATTAAAAAAACAAAATGAAAATATTGATAAAACAGATAATTGTATAATTAATAATGGATTTGAACATATATCAAATTTATGCGAAAGTTATTTCAATAATAAAAGTTTCATGAACAACAATCTTGTTTTAAAATTTATTAATGAACAATTAAATTATCTTGTTCGTACTATAATTTGTCAGTCAATAGAATATATCATGAGAAAAATATTACATATATATTTTTCAAACTCTTCAAATAGTGGTGCATCATCAATTAGTACTAAAATCGATTATATAATTGAAAATGAAATACAAGATATTGATAAATCAATTAAACAAATTTTGTATGGTGATATATCAGTACGCCTTGTTAAAAGTTCTGTAAGTATTTTCAATGATAGTTCTGAACAAAAACTGTATGCAAATGAATCTGTTAGAGATATATTATCAGAGTTTTTCAATCATTTAGATATATATGGTCTTTTATTGACAGATAATATTAAACAAGTATTTAAATCAAATATTGTGTCTTATTTTGATAGTTTTACAAGTAGAACAATATTATTGTGGTTAGTTAATATTGAAAATATATTAAAATTTTTCATTAATAATCATAGAATAAATGATATATTATCATTAACAAGAAATTAATTAATTTATGTTTAATTTAATAAAAAATATTACTATTTTTTATTAAATATTTTTGTTAAATCATTCATCATTTACATACTCTTCTTCAGAAATTTCTAATGTAAAACTATGATTAATATTTCTAAAATCAACATTTGAACCATCTGGATATGTAAAACGAATAGTTAAATGAGATAATTCAGAAATAGGGAAATGTTTAGAATAAGTATTTATTGGTGTTGATACAAATGTATTAAATAAAGAATTTTCTGAATCTTGATTTAATAAAATTTTAGCAAATGCGGCAGGAATCCTATTTGGCATTTGTACATAATCAATATCATTTAAATACATTAAAAAATAATTATTAACTCTAACAAAATTTAAAAATCCACTAGAATATGTAACTATATTACCAACCGAATCTAAATTATTAGAATTAATATATATATCTTGATTTGTTATTTCTGTGCTGTAATCAATTATTGAATAATTAAACCCAATATCTTTAAAACCTAATATATGCCCAATTGTGTCTGAATAATTAAATAACATTTTAATTTTTGTAGCAGTTTTTATTATTATATTAAAACCACCTCTTGATTCAGATGATACCAAAGTAGTTTCTATATTCTTTGGTAATAAAATATCATAACTGTTATTACTATTTATTGAATAAATTGGGAAAGATTTATTAATATTCAAACTATTAATTAATAAATAACTATTACTTAATTCTGTATTATTTATTGTTATATCTGAACTACCTGATATTGTAACAATATCATTAATTTGTAAGGAATAATTTGTAGTTTTAATAGTTAAAATATAATATATATTTGATTTTATAATTTCTTGTCTACCAAAAATACAATTTTGTCCATTAAATAAATCATATGGTAAAAAAGTTATTTTATGTATATTTGGTTCAATAATTATTTCAAAATTATTATAATTTTGATTATAAATATCATAATTATATCTAGGTGTATTATTTAATTTATCAGTTAATTTATCTATAAATGTATTCGATGTATAAAACCCTTCATCCATCACAATATTATAAACATGAGAACCATCTTCAATATTATTCCAATATAATTTATCATTAATATTTTTTTTAATAACAATATCAATATAAGGAAATTCTGTACTAATTAATTGAATATTCGTAACATTATTAAAATTCTTTTCAAGATCAATGACATAATAATTTGAATTAGGATAGCCTGTTATTGAATCAATTATTTTCATAATTTGTACATTTTTACCACCTCCATAATAATTTAATCCATATGCAGAATTTTTTAGTTGTATATCAAAAGTGTTATCATCAATAATATTTGTAATAGTTTGACTACTTTGATAATTATCATTATTAATTGGATAATTAGAATTTAAATATCCTAAATTTATACCACCGATATGTAAATATGATATTTTAAATATTTGGTCGATTTTGATATAGTTATTAATATTATCAACATGAATATTTGGTAGTTCAACAAATAAACATGCTTTATTTAATACATCCAAATCAAAACTATTAAATTTATCCATACTAAATGTTTTTATGTTATTCAAACTTGATTGAGGGATATCATTAGCAAGCAAACATTGTTTAATACCAACCATATTATTAAAATATATATTATTAATAATATTATCAGATGATTGTGTGCCAATTATTTGTATGTTAATATATAATGCATCTATATAATCTTTATAATTAATATGAATATTATTTGTATTATACACAATTATAACATATTTAAAATTATTAACTAAATAAAATGAATCTATCAAATTTTTTGATTCTCCTTCAACATTTTGTATAACAATGTTATCCCCAATAACAAAAGGATGGTTTGGATAATTAACAGTAACTATATTATTTGATAATGTTAATGGATTTAATGGTAATATTTTAGAATTCGATGAACATATATTTTTTGCATATAATGTTCTATATGAACTATCAATATTTAATAATGTTGATTTAATTATTTTATTTTTTGACATTAAGTATTAATAATTAATATTTTTTTATATATAAATTATATATAATATGGTTATAAATGTGCGAACATTAAATATAACAAATAGTAAAAAAATAGATATTGTTATAAAAAATATTATTCCAAATGAAATTGAACAATTTATTATAAATAAAATAAATAAGAAACCACCTTTATCATATGGACAAATTACTGATGTTGAATTAGAAATAATAAAAAATAAAGTTTTCGATACTTTTAAAATAAAAATAAGTAAATATATAATTGTATCTATAAAATCTGGATATATGAAAAATTTTATTATTAAAAATTTTTCAAATTTAAAAAAAAATTCAAAATCAATATTAAATGAATATAAAACAGATGGGATTTTACAAATATCTGAAAAATATAATATTTCTCCAATGACAATATTAAGATATGTTTTTAATAGTATATATCATAAAAAATTAAAAGAATTAATTAATTCTAATATATTATCATCACGTGATAAGGCTCAACTAATTTTATCTGAAAAGAATGATATATATGTTTCTCTAGACCAAGAGGATCAAAGCAAATATTCTATTGATTTTGAAAAAAAGATTGAGGATTTTTTAATAAAAAATAAAGTTGATTATAAAACACAAAAACAATTAACACAAGAACAAATTATTAAATATGGGAAAGCAATAAATACTCCAGATTTTTTAATAACATCTGAATTAATTATTAATTCAAAAAAAATTAATTGGATTGATGCAAAGAATTTTTATGGTTCAAATATTGATTTTATTATTACAAAGACAAAAAAGCAAATAAAAAAATATATTAATAGTCATGGACCAGGTTGTTTAATATTTAATCATGGATTTAATTCTAAATTAAATTATAATAATGTTTTAATATTAGATTATGATAGTTTATTGACGACGATAAAATAATAAATATGCATTATTATTTTGTAAAAGTTTAGTATCATCAATTAATTCGGGTTCACATGAATCATTGTGATAATACCAATTATTATTTATTCTATTTTTAATTAATGATGTATAGTGCCCGCACGTAATATTATCATCAATAGATTCGTGTAAATTTATACCAAACAAGTCATAATTACATTCTGATATATATGGACTATTTGGATCAATATAATTATAAATATTAAAATTATTTATTGGATATAAAATATTATCTATAATTTTTTCATTTTCAAATCCAAATCTTTTAATATGGATAACTAAAATTTTTGGTGTTTTCCAAAGTAATAACTGATTATATGATTTATTTGAAACACCACAAAATCCACAGGTTAGTTTATTGTTATCATCTAATTGTTGTGGATGACATAAATTATCAAGACAATCATATAAATCGTTATCACACCTACTAATATCAATATCAACGGCGAGTGTTAAAAACGGTTCAACTTTAACATTATATGAATTACAATATTCACATAAACATTTGTTTTTATATAATCCATCAAATAATTCAGTTAATATAGAATATTCTTGTGATTCATAATTAGTTAATCCGTTTGTTGCTATTATATTATCAATTGAATTTATAGGGTTTCTATCATTTTCATAATTTTTTGTGTTAATAAATTGTGTTTTGATTCCAATCTCTTCTTTTATTTGTGAAATTAAAAAATTAAAAAACTCTTGAGAATCTTGTTGATTATATTCATTCCACATTTCATTTTTAATCCCAATTAATTTTTTAAATGTAGTAGGTGTTATTACATTATCTTCGTAATCAATACTTTTTTTAAATAATCTATGTAATTCATAAACAACATAATCAGTAATAAAATTACCAAAAGTATTCGTTTTTTCATATATAATTTTTTCACAATCAAAATTATATATATAATTAACAAATTCAGGTATTTGTTGTAATATGTAAAGTATAGAATTCATATAACATGTTACACCCATAATATTATTAAATCTACCAGTACTTAAATGTTGTGTTTCTGTCAATACATCGTAGCAACGATCATCCATTAAATTACTTTGGTTATCAACGTTAAAGTTTTCAAAATTTGTTTGTAAAAGATCCATTATGATAAACTAATACTTGACATAATAAATAAATAAATCAATTTTTTATGTATTATATTATTTAATTTCCATAGATATATAAATGAAGATAAATTTAAATACAATTATTAATATTAAGAATAAACAGGACTTGGATAAATTTATTTTAAATAAACCCCTTTATCAAAATAATTATTTATTTCATTATTTAATTAAATTAAATAATATTGATGGATTAAAATTAAATAAATGGGAAATTTATATTGAAACTTGTGAAGGTTTAAATGGATTTAATCTTGCTGCACAACACCAAAATACTAAAATATTAGAATATTTAATTGAAACTTATCCAGAATATATTTATAATAGAAATAGTAATAAAAACTTATTTACTGTGAAATTAGATGCTACTAATTTTGCACCATTGATGAATAAATATCCAAAATTAGATTGGTACAAGTTGCTTCATAATGCATCTCCTATACATAATCAAGTTATTGTTTATATTATATTTAATTTAAATTATAAACAACTGTCAAGTTTTTTAAAAGTTTATAAAAATAAACCTAGTTTAAATAATCCTTTATTACAGTCTATTATTTATTCTGACTTGTTGACACAAGATGAAAAAATTAAAATTCTTGATAATTATTCTGAAACAGACTTGAACGTTAAATTGGAAAGAAATGGACATGGTTTAATAATAACTGCATTACAAGAGAATTATGATAAAATAGTAGATTATTTATTAAGTAGAAATATTGATTTAAAATATTATACATTTATAAAATCAAAATCTCCATTATTATTAGCAATATATTATGATATTATGAATAATAAAATTTTATTTTCACCAAAAATTTTTAATAAAATAAAAACAGATACAAAATATTTAAAAATATTTGATCATTATTTAAATAACATTGCTCATTCATGTTTATTTGCAAGACGAAATAGAAATGAACAAATCGATTTAACCATTCCGATAATATATTGTGAATTAGAAATATTAAAATATTTTGATAATGATATATGGAATCAATTAAATATTGATAAAATATCACCTCTTGAATTATTAATTGGATTAGATTATGACATTTTTTCAAAAATAATAATTGAAAATAATATCGCAATTGACCCAGATATTATTAAAAAAATACAAGACGAAAACAAGGTTTATTATAAAAAATGGTTAAAATTATATAAAAATCAACCAATATATATAAAACCTATAAACGACATTATTATTTTAAATAATAAATATATTCACCATACATTATTTCGTTCTACATTTATTGATACTGGAATATTTATAATATATTTACATGATAAATATAAAGAATTATTTATCCCAAATATGGAATCTTATTTGATTAAAAATCTTACATTTGATAATACAATGCCTCATATTGATAATATGATGTATAAAGAAAATATATTTCCATGGATTATATCATATTATTCAAATACAGAATATTATATCCATCCATATTTAAATAATTTAATTAATGCTCAAAAACAAAATAATAATAATAATAAAAGATTTGGTATGGTATATTTAAGTTTAGCATATGATACAATTTTTCATGCAAATGTATTAATATATGATTTTAAAAATTTAACTATTGAACGTTTTGAACCTTATGGTAATAGTGAATTAATAGAACATGATGTTGATGATGTATTAGAAGAAGAATTAACATGGTCAACTGGATTCTCTTATTTAAGACCAAAAGATTTTTTACCTTTTAACGGATTTCAAACACTTTCAGATGAAAATAATTATTTAAATTTAAAACGAGGTGATTTTGGTGGATTTTGTTTGGCATGGTGTTTATGGTATGTAGAATCAAAATTAATTAACCAAAATATTTCTTCAGATATATTGGTTATAAAATTAATTCATAAAATCAATAGTTCAGAGCATAAATTTAATGAATATATTAGAAATTATTCTAGTAAAATAAATGAACATAGAATTAAGTTTATTAAAAAAATAGGTATACATGAAAATGAAATATCAAACGAAATATTATATGACCATGATGAACAAAAACTAGTTCATCATTTAATAAAAAAATTTACAACATTGTTGTAATTTAAATATCGTCAATATTAATCTCTGCTTTTGAATTAAATTCAGTATTTTCTGGATTCACATCGTCGTCAAATCCGATAAAAGCATCAACTGCCGTCGATTTCATTGTGATTAGTTCGCCCATCTTGTTTAATTTTCGAACTTCTTCATCTGAATACTTTGCAAGAATATAAGTAACAGGTCCCTCTTGAATCAAAACCGTGTCACCGACCTTGATGCGTTGTTTGTTAGGACCCTTCTTTAGCTTGCCTGGTGCAGTAACTGAAATTTGTTTTCCAGTTCGCACAATTTCTGCAATGAAACGTGAATCTCCCCTTGCTGATACAATAGTTGCATATTCTTCGTTTTCTTCAGTTGCAGGTGTGAATTCGTTCTTTCGAGAACGATTATGTTTTTTTAGATGAGTAGCCATTACATATTTTAATAGTATATTTAAACATTATATTTTTCAATTTTTTTATATAAACTAATTTAACATTGATTTAATTCATTATAATGTTTTCTACATACTGGTATATAACTATCCAATCCACCAATTAAAATTTGTTCATCTGACTTGATATGTCTATGACTAAAAGGGGCTTTTGTATTATTTTTACAAATATTACATATTGAATTTAATTTAATACATTTATCTGATATTGGAATTAAATTCATAATTTGTCCAATTGGTTTTCGTTGAAAATCGCCATCTAATCCAAATACAATAATATTTACATTAAACTGATTAATCCATTTAGATACTTTTTTATATAAATCATTAAAAAACTGTCCTTCGTCAATTAATAAAGTATCAATATTAGATATTTGAAGATCACTAATTTCATTTAAATTATTAATATTTTTACAATTAATTGATTCCGAATTATGAGAAATAATTTTATCACTATCGTGCCTATTATCTATTTTTGGTTTAATTATTAATATTTGTTTATTATCAAGTATTAATTCTCTTGCTCTCTTAATAAGCTCTGTAGATTTCCCAGAAAACATTGGACCGATTATTAATTCTAAATAATTATTCATTAATTATAATAAAATATAGTAATAATTAATATAGATATCAATTTTTTAATAATTAATATTTAAAAAATTTAAATCTATATTAATTATATAATGTCATTTAATAGAACATCATACGATACATGCGATTATGATATGCAAATTAAAACAAGCACTGATCCTGGGGATTATAGATTATCTGGATTTTATGCCGAGAATCCAAACCAATGTTATTCATATAATGGTCCAATTGGTTCAAAAGTAGACGTGTCTGTTACAAAAGAACCACTTGAAACTTGTTATGGAACAATGGCTGCTGTCGAATCAAATTTATCATGGAGAAGTAATAAAAATACTCAATTTATTAATTTTCCAGTAATAAATAAACCAATTTGTTCCCCGAATTTAACCCCACAAGATACAAGATTTACAAACCCTGTTGATAATTACAGAGGAATGAGCTTGACAGATCGCATGGTAACACCATTTTTACATACAAATCCACAATGTGTTATTCAAGAAATTCCAGATCACGTTGGAACAAATACTAGATTACAACTCAAAGATTGTTTTAATAATAAAATACAAATGACAAAGCCGTCGTCAGGAAACTGCAATGTATTTCCTGTAGAAAATAAATGTATACATATTAATTAATTAAAATATTATTTTTTATTAAAATATTAATATTTTAATAAAAATATGCGTTATATATTAATAGAATTTTTTTTAATAAAATGTATTTAATAATAATATGACAAATTTTTTTTTAAATTCATTATCTGGTATTGATTCATCCCAATTAAATAATATGTATAATACAAATATAGAAAATAATATGAATAGAATTGAGAAAGAACAAATACAACAATGTAAAACAAATCCAGAATATTTAAATCAATTTGATGATCTTAAATTTGATAATCAAAATGGTCCAGTTTCAATTAATCAAAGTAATAAAGGTATTAATAGTTTATTTCAACGTAATATAGATTTTATTAATGATTATTCAGAATTTCAAAAAAATGAAATGCATTATAATGTTGTTGATATGCAAAAAAATGGACATAATAATATGGTTCCAAATACAAGTAGAAGAAGTGTTGATACACAACAAGGTCAGAAAAATCAGCGGGCATTAGAAACCTTTACTGGAACCTCTGAATTTTATGCTCCTAAAAAAGAATCAGATAGTTTGTTTGAACCAATGAAAGATTTAACATGGACAACAGGAATGCCATCAGTAACAAATGTTATAAAGAGTAGAATGAATTCTTCAAATAAAAATAATAACGGGGCTCTACCATTTAAAACAAATGAAATGGTTAAACCAGGTCTTGGAAATAAGAACCAAGAAGGACAAAATGCAGTTTATCGTATTAATCCAATAACTGTTGATGATTTACGTACTAAAAGTAATCAAAAAACTATTTATGAAAATAAACCACTTACAGCAAATAAAAAGGGTAGAGGTGTTCGTGCTAGTAATCCAGTAATATCTAAATTTAAATTACCAGATTTTAGAGAACAACATGCTTCAGATTTAGTAGCTACTAAATCTGTTTATAATAAACCAGTAGAAAAAGGGGAATATACCAACATGGAAACTAACAGACATAAAAAAGAAAATTATTATACAGGTCCTGGTATTAATATTTCAATAGGAAATGGTCCTGATTTATCAAAAACAACATTTCAAGATGCAAAGAAAGAATCGTATTTAAATGACAATTCTCGTTCTATTACAAATGTTAATAACAAACCAGTTATGACAAACGTAAAGTCTTTTAATAATAATAAAAGACATCGAAAAAATACACAAAGAGAAGGTACAACCAGTAGCAAACATTCAGGTTATACTATTGATTATACAAATAAACCAGAAACAACAAATAAAGAATTAATGATTCATAATAAAAATTTAGGAATCACATCTCAAATATCTAAAAATCATGTATTTCCAAAAGAAAGAGCAAAAACAACAGGAAGAATGTTTACATCTCATAATATAACAGGTTCTACATCAGTACCACAAGAGAAACAAACTAGTGTCAGATATCAAGATAAAGCAAAATTAACTGGAAGAATGT